ATGGGGCTTGTGGGGGAGGTGGCTTCCAGAGAACAGACAGTTCTCTGGACTCTCGTGTTTAATTTTTATAGGGAGTGGGCGGAAAAATTAACAGAGGTGGGATGAAATCACCCCCAACCCCTCAAGGGGTGTAAAGCTTCCTTGTGGGTGTCCGGGGGCGGTCTGTTTAATACTTTAGTTCATAGTAAGTTATTTGTTGACTTGCTTGTGGTATGTCTACGGTTTTTACATACACAATGCGGTCTGCATAGATTTTGCGAAATTCTTCTTCGTCAAATAGAAAATGTTCTTCTTCTGCAATGTGACAGTTACGGCTGTAATAATAGCGGCGTTTTTCTTTCAAATGTTCGTCAACGCTTTTCGTGATGTACTTTGTGATATAACTGCTTACTCTGCCAGTATCCAAGACTTTTGTGGCGGTAGTAAAGCCATATGACCAGTCGGTAATATTGTAGATGATCTGCTTTTTCCTGTGGTCTACTTTCCAAGCTTTAAAGGTAAGGTTGTCCACGTTTGCCAACAGACCATGGAAATGATAGTGTTCCTTATCTGCGTGCAGTTCTGGGACTATAAGGTATTTCATATCGGGGCACTTGCGCTCTTTAATATGCCACAGAAAGTCGTTAAGCCGCTGAACAACTAAATCATAATCGGAAGCGTCTACTTTTTTACGGTCAAATGTAAGGGTAATAAACCAATCCCAACTATTAGACCTTGCAATTCTGTAAACGTTGTTTTTGGCTCTGGATGCAGAAACCGCCATAGCGTGTTTTTCGGCTTCCGGGGTGCGATCACTTGTATCGTGGGTCTTGTTTAGTAGACTGTCCTCTGGTTTTTCTTTTCCAGTATTTATTGCATGGTGGTAAAATGTGATGTGTTCCCCGGTCTCATACTGGTAACGCCGACAATTATAAACTGTTTCCATGTTTCAACACTCCTAGAAAATTTTTTACAAGGTGGCGTTAAAGTGTTGCTATTGTCAAGTAGGCGACCCGGTGAACGGGTCGCAGTCTGCTTTTGTCCATGTACTTTCTTCTTTTTGTAACAGGAATAATCTGTCCATTTCTTTCTGAATGGGTTTGAATGATTCTCTGGAGAAACCAAGATTTTGAAGTTGTTGAAATAATTCGTCTGGAAATAGTTTGTATTTTCTATAGAATCTGATCTCTGTTTCGTTAAACAGATAATGCATATATTGAAACATTGTTTTTTTCTCCTTGTGTGTGGTGTGTGAAATGTTCGAACGTTCGAACGGTGCGCCGTGCGCAACGCTTACCACGGCGCACCGTTTCCCCTTACTTCTGTGCTTTCTTCTGCGCTCTGGTGTACTTCTTTGACGGTGTAGTAACGGCATCCATATCGGAAGGCGTATTGTTCTGTAACATGATAATTTCTGATTCCGGGATCATGTTCCCGGCCTTACAGTCTTTCGAAAGGTTGTCCACGCAAGCCAGTGTATCATAAGCATGATAATCTTTATCTTTTACGAACCAACCGAACCGGCGTAAAGGGCGTACAAGCGTAGGGTCTGTGGCGTATTCCAACTGGTAGGCATCGTATTCCCTATGCACCAAAAATCGCCACTGTTTGTCGCAAGATATAACCCGGCTTGTCACTTGTCGCAATAATGCGTCTACGTGGTTAAACCGCTGTGAAGTGTAATACAAGCTGATGTGGTGGTGGCGGCACGTCAGCAAAGCATTGAGAAACAAGGGATCAATGTTTGTCTTGAAAGTGCGGCTGTTAAGCTGTACTGAAAATTCGTCTCCCAGAACAAGAGTACAAGTCAATGTATCGTGTTGTTCATCATATGCCCGGACAGTTTCGGCAACATCTACGATCTGACGCAAGGAGACAAAAGGCGTATAGGGCGTGCCGATCAAATCCACGTTTGAAATAATGTTCACTCTCTGGGTGACCCATTTCCCCCGGAGATCATCATAGACAACTTTGTTGTTATACTTCTTGTACAGTCTTGTTACCTTATGCACAGCGGAGAGCGTTTTTCCTTTACCGAACAACGCTACATAACAAATCAGTTTTCCTGTTTTCAGATTGCGCCATTTCTTGTGGATGATGTAATCCGGGATATCCTTTATAAAATTAAAAACCGTTGCAAACGGATGTAATACGGCAATGCGGAAACATACACTAAAATACATCATTACAATAAATGCTAACAGTACCAGATATACCAAACTAATCACCTCCCGGCTTTCATAATGTTATAAGCAAGTGAACCGATACATTCAAGGATCGCACAAAAGACGATCAGACCGACCATACAAGCCGGGGTAAATGTTGTTGCATCACCTATAATAAATTGAATAAGGCTTTCCATGTTTGTTTCCTCCTATTTGAGACCTACACCGTTAAAGGATCGGACGGCGTTCTTGATACGTTCATAGCACCATGCGAACACGATGAAGAATAACAGGGCTGTAACATTGTAATTCAGATCATCAATTTTTGCTTCAATGCCGCCCAGAGCATCGGAATAATCAGTCTGATTTTCCATAGTGTCCGCTTGATAGGCTTCCAGATCTGATAAACGGATATAAACGTGTTCAGAACCAACCACGTCACCAGAAGAGACCGAAAGGGTGTTATCGCCTGTTGTAGTGTCAGATAGTTCTGTATCACTTCCGGGTTGCAACGTGTCAACGTCTGCGTCAGTTCTTCCGGGGAGCAGATCGCCAGACAGGATAAAAGAAGAATCACCATCAGCGGTATAAAGTCCGTTATCATCAGTACCAGAGTTGAGAGAATCGACTTGTACAGTTTCCGACATATCGTTTTGAATTTCATAGTTTTCATTCATGTTTTGTCCTTTCTTGTGAAAAACGTTCCCGTGTGTTAGAATTGAGAAAAACACACAGGAGGGGTTACAAATGAATACGTTGATTATTTTAGGGGTTGCTTTACTTATAATTGTTTGCGGTTATGCTTACGCAAAATATCGTGATGAAAAAGAAAACAATGCTATATATACCTATATGGAAGATACAGAGAACGAAAGTTCTGAACAATTACAAAAAAACGATTACATCAACCTGACACGGTATAATGATGACAAAACCGACAGTAGAGTAGATGCAATATTGTCCGTATTAGATAAAATACATTTTTGGGTAATGATTATAGGAATCTACATTCTTGTAAAATTCATTGCGGCAATAATCATTTTTGTGTGTAAAGGTGCGGTTATTATGGAAGTGATCGAAAAACTATTCCCATAATCTGCAAATGAGATACAACAGCAAACCGCCGATAGTACAGTATAGGAAAACTGAATAAAGCGTAAAGGCATAGCCGAATAAATCAATCTGGATGTTTAAAATGCCGAAACATAAATCTATAAAGGCTTTCAGAATATGCAT